GAATGTAAGGGCAATGGAATATGCTGCTTACATTGTAAGTATATAAGATTTTGCAATTGGGCGGGATTTTCAAAAAAAGAGAAAATGGAATAGTATTTGAAAATATGCATGGAATGGTTACAAATGTCGAAGAGGATAAAATTAATTTAACAGTATTAAGAAAAGTTTAATTCGCATTGCAAGGAATATGCGAAGAGGAAGGCTATTAATACAACTAAAATAAAGGATAAGGTGATTATATGGATGCGAGAATCAAAGCAATGATAATCCCTTACAAAAACTTTAAAGAGCGAATAAGGCTTACTAAAAAGTATCTTAAAAATTATTATATAGAGAATTTGGACGGATATTTATATTTAGTTAGAAGAGAAAAAGAGCAGGTGATTTAATGGACATAAAATACAAATTTACTGATACGGAAATTAAAAAGCTTTTAAAAGAGAATCTTGAAATAGTTGTAGATACCAGGGAACAGCAGAACCAACACATTTTAGATTATTTTTCAAATAAAAAAATAAAATATGAAGTTAGAAAGTTAGATGCAGGGGATTATTCAATTAAGCTTACAGCTAACCCTGAGATGGGTTTTTTAAGGGATTGCTATATACCAGTAACTATTGAAAAGAAAAACAGCATAGACGAGCTTGCAGGGAGTTTTAAAGATAGAACGAGATTTGAATCAGAATTTATAAGGGCAGTTGGAGATAATGTAAAAATATTTTTATTAATTGAGGATGCTAAGGGTTATGAGAACATAATAAATCACAACTATAGGTCCGAATATGATCCAAAAGCGTTATTAGGTAGTCTTAAAGCTTTTGAAAGTAGATATAATTTTACCACTGCATTTGTAGATAAGAAATATGCAGGAAACTATATTTACCATTCATTGAAATATTATCTTTATGAATGTCTAAAAAATTGAGGTGGGACCTATGAATGTATATGAGTTTGCTGATAAACATTTAGGAGAATGGAAGCAGCGGGGGGAAGAAATAGTCCCTCGCTACTGCCCTTATTGTCATGGAGGGCAGCATAAGGACAAAGAATCTTTTGCTTTAAATATTAATAAGCTAACTTTTAATTGCAGACGTGGCAGCTGTGGAAGAACAGGGACTTTCCAACAGCTTTGCAGAGATTTTGGAGAGAAGGCGGATTCAGAATTGGAATGGGAAAAAAGCAATAATTTTGAATATAAAAAGCAGCCTAAAAAAAAGTACAAAAAGCCTGAAACAGTCATAAATCCTGCTACTAAGGTTATGGAAGAATATTTAACTAAACGAGGCTTCTCAAAGGAGACATGGGAACATAGGAAGGTTGGAACAGACGATAAGGGAAATATTGTAATGCCATACTATGAAAATGGTGAGCTTGTTTTTGTAAAGTTTAGACCACCTCATAAGATTAAAAAAGGGGAAATGAAATCTTGGAGAGAGAAAGATGGAAAGCCTGTCCTATGGGGAATGGATGATTGTAATCCTGCGGATCCATTGGTTATCGTTGAGGGAGAAATGGACGCACTGGCCTTGGATGAAGCAGGGGTAAAGAATGTTGTTAGTGTCCCAAGTGGAGCGGAGGATCTTACATGGATTGAAACCTGTTGGGAATGGTTGCAACAATTTCAGAAAATTTATATTTGGGGAGATCAGGACGAACCAGGACAGGAAATGGTTAAGAAAGTAATTAATCGATTAGGGGAATATAGGTGCTATGTTGTTCAATGTGAAAGGAAAGATGCAAACGAAGTTTTATTCTTTGATGGTAAAGATAAGGTAAAGGAATTAGCTGATAATCCAAAAGAAGTTCCTATCGCAGGATTATTAAGGCTTGCAGATGTTGAAAATTTTGATTATAGCAAAGTACAAAGAGTAAGCTCAGGATTATCACTGGTCGATAAAGCTGTAGGCGGTTTTATGATGGGACAAGTTAGTGTTTGGACAGGATCAAACTCTTCAGGTAAAAGTACATTTTTAGGGCAATTATTGATAGAAAGCGTTGATAGAGGATTTAATGTTTGTGCCTTTTCAGGTGAACTTCCTGCACCAATATTTAGATATTGGATAGAATTACAGATGGCTGGGAAAGACAATTTAAAAGAGAAATATGATGAAATTAAGCAGTCGGAGGTCCCTTATGTACCAAAAGAGGTACAAGAGGAAATGAGGAACTGGTATAGAGATAAATTCTTTCTATATGATAATTCAACAAGTACAAAAGATACAGATATATTAAGAACTTTTCAATATGCTGCAATGAGATATGATTGTAAAGTTTTTCTTATAGATAATCTTATGATGACAGGCTTTTCAGATGGGTATAAAGATTTTTACCATGCACAAAGTGAATTTGTCGGGAAGATTGTAGACTTTGCACATAAATATAACATACACGTACACGTTGTAGCACATCCAAGAAAGGTAAACGGAACAGTACAAAAGATTGACATATCAGGTAGTGGAGATATAACAAATAGAGCAGATAATGTTTTTAGCGTGGCAAGGGTTAATCCTGATACAAGTGACTTAGATTTATTAGGATGTGATACTAGTATTGATATATTAAAAAATAGATTTTCAGGCAAACAAGATATAACCATTGGGCTTAAATTTGAACCTGAATCAAAACGATTCTATGAAAAGTCAGATGAAACAGGTTACCTTAAACAATATGGATGGAATAAACAGGAGCAATTAGGCTTTTATGAGGTCCATAATGAAGAATGTCCTTTTTAAGTGAGGTGATATACAATGGCAAGACCGCAAAAACAGGGAATAGACTATTTCCCGGTTGACGTTACATTTGACGATAATATGAATTATATTATTGCTGAACATGGTGCAGAGGGATTTGGAATAGTTATAGGACTTTTCCAAAAAATTTATCGCGAAGGGTATTATACGAAGTGGGATAATAAAATTCTAAGTTTATTTTCAAGGAAGATTAATGCTAAAAAAACAACAATTGAAAAGGTTATTGAAACGTGTTTTGATGAAAATATTTTTGATAGAAATTTATATGAAAAATATAAAATACTTACTTCGCGTGGAATTCAAAATAGATACTTAAAAATATGTAAAGATTGCAAAAGGAAAAAAATTTCAATTAACAAAAATTACCTACTTAAAGTTAATTCCGAATTAATGGGGGTTATTACGGAATTAACTGGGGTTTCAGAAGGAGAAAACTCAATAAACTCTGGAGAAAGTACACAAAGTAAAGTAAAGAAAAGAAAAGTAAAGAAAAGTAAAGTAAATAATAAGGAAATAACTATTTCCAAAATTAATCTTTCTGACATCCAAAAAGATTTTATTGAGATATTAAAGACCATTGATAATTATCCCCTTGATATTGAAAGTGACATAAAAATGTACGAAGATTTATCAAAAAAGTTTCCAGCGTTGGACTTGCAGCGTGCAATTGAAAAGTTTGCTATTTATAAACAAGACAAGCCACTTACAAAAAACAGTAATGCAAGAAGTCAAATATATACCAGCTTTGAAAAATATGTTGAGTGGGGCGAATGTTTGAAACAAGAGACTCCCAACGTTAAAAAGAAAGAAGTGTGGGTATAGTGGACTTGAATAATTTAAAGATTGAATATAACAGACTTCTCAAGCGTGAAAAAAATGCTGAGAACTATCTAACCAATGTTGCTACTGATGCAGAAGTTGAAAAATGGATGCCAGAGTTTATAAAAATAACCAATCAACTAAGTAATATGATGTTTAAATTAGAAAAAATTTTAAATAGAGAAAGGAAGGTGATAGCATGAAAAATCATATAAGAGATTATGCAACTGAGGCATTTAGATTTTATGCAAGAAACGGAAAGTCTGCTGAAAAGTATAAACAAAAAATATATGATGAAGCGTTACAAGAACTAAGTAAAGAAAAAGGATCAGGAATATCTAAACCTACAGAGGCTGCAATAATGAGAGCAGAAACAGCTGTAAATGAAAAAGTTGCAGAAATAAAAGATATGGAAGCAGTTGAATTGACAATGGCTGAACTAAATGCAAGTAAATATAGAGATTATGTACAGGCTATTGAATTTGTTTATTTTAAGGATGCTGATAAAAAACTTCAAAAGGGTGATATATATAATAGAGTTCATCAAGCAGAAATAAATATTCCGGCAAGTGAAAGAACAATATACAATTGGTTAAGTAAGGCGAGGAAAATATTTGCAATAAATAGAGGATTAAGGATATAATTGATTTAAGAAAGGTAGTGATAAAATGGATAAATTATTTATTTTGATGCTAAAGGATAATAAAAATAATTATGATAATATTTTAGTAAAAATATATGCTAAAGATATACAGGAAGTTCAGGACAAGCTTAAAAACATTAATATAAATAAGTTAATTGGAAAGGAATTTGAAGATAAAAATTATGATTTTTATGTTTCGAGTTATTATGATATAGACTTAATGACTGAAATAAAATAAAATGAAAAGTCTGCAGTAATAAGGGTATGGTTAGTGATATTATGTATATAGTAAGAAAAATTAGGTAAGCACTTGGAAAAACACCAGGTGCTTTTTTTATTGGAGTTTGATGTAATTGGATAAGAAATTATTGCAGGCAATTAGAAAAGGAAATGTTCATTACTTTTATACAAGCTGGACTTGGAGAAATAAAAGAAAAGTAATATTGATTAGAGATAACAACGAGTGCCAGATATGCAAACAAAACGGTAAGGTAACAGTAGGGACAGAGGATAATCCATTAATAGTACATCATATAAAAGAATTGAAAACATATCCTGAACTTGCATTAGTGAATGAAAATCTATTGACTGTTTGTGAAAATTGTCATGAGAATATTTGCCATCCTGATAGGTTAGGAGAATATAAAAAAAAGAAAGCATTTGTTAATGAGGAAAGGTGGTAAGGATAGTATGTATATAGCCTTTAAGTGTATACAATGCAATCATGTAGTTATATATCCAGAAAGGATATCGGATGGACATAGGTGTAACAAATGTAATGGAATGTTAAAACCTTTTGACAAAGGAACAAAGGAAGAATTTATCAAAAGATGGCCACAGTGTACCCCCAGGTTGGAAATTTGAATTTTTCCGCAAAACAGTTTGACCGTGTATTCGACACTACAAAAGATATTTTTCCACGCGCGCGTATGTTTTTTATGAAAGAAGGTGAATTTGTGTTCAAGAAATCAAGCAATGAACAAACTGAAATATTTAGACAAGATTTATTGGATCAGTTAGAACGTAACGGGACAGTTGGCAGCTATTACAACGATATGGTAGAGGATTGGCTTACATATTGGAGGGCAAAGCAAGAACTTACCGAAGACATTAAAAATCGTGGAAGTAAGGTTACAAAGTTAGATAGTAGGGGTCAGAAACAGATTGTAAATAATGAGAGTATAGAAATCATGATTAAAATGAATGTTCAAATGCAAAAGACACTTGAGTTTTTAGGATTGAAACCACCAGAAATGGGAAGTGAAAGATCAGATCAAGACGAAGAAATGTAACAAGTAACGCCGATTGGGAGGTGGCGAAAGTGTAATTGAGGAAAAGAGATTATCATCCGTATATTGATAAATACATGGACGATATAAGAAGTGGCGCAATACCATCCTCCAAAGAAATGAAATTGGCCATGGATTATATTGAATTTAAATTGGACAGCCCAGATGTATTTATAGATACGGAAAAAATAAATAAAGCAGTTGAACTAATAGAAAGATATTTCAACATCAGGCTCCTTAATTGGGAGCTTTTTATATTGGCACTAATCCATTGTTATTACAAGTCAAAGGACATGGTAATATTTGATGAATTTCTAATCGTAACGGGAAGGGGCAATGGAAAGAATGGTTTTATATCTCCGCTAATATGGTACCTCACTACCCAATACCACGGGGTCAAGGGATATAACGTTGACATTGTGGCAAACAACGAAGAACAGGCCCAAACATCATTTGAGGACGTTTACAATGTTTTAGATAGGACATGGGCAAAATCAAAAAAGTTTTTTTATAAAACTAAAGAAATAATTAAAAACTTAAAAACTGGATCGTATATAAAATTTAATACCTCCAACGCGAAAACTAAAGATGGTAAAAGAACTGCTTGTTTGGTTTTTGATGAAATACATGAATATGAAAATTATGATACTATAAATGTTTTTACTAGAGGATTTGGTAAAAGAAAATATTCAAGGACATTTAAGATAACTACTAATGGTTATGTTAGAGGTGGTGTTCTTGATGAAGAACTTGACATGGCTAAAAGGGTATTAAGCGGGGAAATTAAAGACTTAGGTTTATGCCCTCTTATATATAAAATAGATAAAAAAAAAGAAGCTGAAAATCCTAAAATGTGGGTTAAGGCTAATCCTTCTTTACCTTATTTCCCAGAATTACAAAAGGAAATGAATAAAGACTTTATAAAAATGAAGTATCAGCCTCATATTTATGTTGACTTTATGACTAAGAGGATGAATTTTCCTACAGAAGATAATTACACCCCAGCAGTCCCATGGGAAAAGATTTTAAAGACTAATCAATTAATACCCTATGACAAATTAAAAGGTTTATCTTGTATAGGAGCAATTGACTATGCTCAAATAAATGATTTTTGTAGTGCAGGGTTATTGTTTAAATATAATGGTATGAGATATTGGATGGAGCATACTTTTGTTTGCCGTAAAGCTTTAGAAATGGAGAACAGAAAGATTAAGTTCCCAGTACGCGAAATGGCAGATAGAGGATTGATAACCATAGTTAATGATGATTTTATCAAGCCTGAATACCTATCGCAGTGGTTTTTGGATAAAGTAAAAGATTATCATATTTTAGATATTGTTGCAGATGATTACAGAGTTAGTATATTAAAAGAGGAATTTGAAAAAAGAGGATTGCCATTAAGTGTATGCAGAAGCGGTCCTATAACCCATGCAAAACTAGCTCCAATGATAGAGGTTATGTTTGCGGATGAAAAAGTAGCATTTGGAGACAACCCCACAATGAGATGGTATATTAACAATACTAAACAGGAACTTGATGGGAAAGGTAATACAACTTATTTAAAAATAGAGCCGCTGACAAGGAAAACAGACGGTTTTTTTGCTTTTATACATGCTTTAACTAAAGATGGAGATTTAAAAGAATACACAGGAACATTTAGGAAATTAGATGTAAGAACCTATTAGGGAGGTGAATAGATGGCAATAGCAAATTGGTTTATGGGATTATTTAAAGATAAAGAAACAATAAATCTAGATGAATATATAGGGTCCTTAACAGGCAGTATCTTTTATAAAGAATTAGCTTTACAGGCTAGCATAAATTTGATATCAAACTCTATAGTAAAAAGTAAATTCTTAACTTATGAAAACGGGAAAGAAGTGCAAAAAATAAATCATTATATTTTGAATATAGAAGCTAATCAAAACACACCTGCTAGTAGGTTTTGGAGAGATGTTATTAGTAATCTCATTTATAAGCAAAAATGCCTTGTAATTATGCAAAATAATATGTTATATGTAGCGGATGATTTTGAAAGAGTAGAGTTAGCCTTTAAAGAAAACATTTATAAAAATATAGTAATATCAGATTATCAATTGAGGGACATTTTTAAGGAATCAGAGGTTTTATATTTTGAATGGTATAACCCCAAACTAAAAACAATAATTGATGGGCTCAATACGGAATACTCTAAATTAATTGAGGTTAGCAGCAAAAGCTATAAAAGAAGCAAAGGGAAAAAAGGCGTGCTAGAAGTTCCAACAAATTACCCTCAAACTGATGAAGCACAAAATGACCTACAAGATTTAATGGATAACCGATTCAAAAGATATTTTGAGGCTGAAGGTGATGCCCTAATACCTTTAACAGACGGTTTAAAATATACCGAAAGAGATGGCAACGAGAAATCGTCCAAAAATACAGAAGGCGGCAGAGAAATCAGGGATTTTATTGATGATATATTTGATTTTGTGGCCATTGCTTTAAGGATCCCTCCACAATTACTAAAAGGTAATATTCAGGATACAAGTAATGCAGTAAATGACTTCCTTACATTTTGTTTAAATCCATTGGTTAAGTTTATTACTGATGAATTAAATAGGAAAATGTATGGAATAAAATTGTATAACGCTAAAACATATGTAAAATGTGATATTACAAATATTAAAGTAGTGGATCTAAAGGATATAGCTAATGCTCTAGATGTTTTGACAAGGATAGGGGCTTATTGTGTAGATGACAGCTTAAAAGCTTTGGGCATGGAACCGCTTGACACTGATTGGTCCAAAGCTAGGTGGATGACTAAAAACTATGAAAGAATTGAAACCAGGAGTAAAGGAGATGGATAATTTGATAAATGAAGAAGTGTTAGTATTAAATGTTTTAAGTACGGAAAGGTGGTGAATAAATGGAGAATTTTAAAATTCCCAAAATTGAAACCAGATTAGAGGTAAAAAACGAAGCCAACAATGAAACAGCCGAGCTTTATTTATATGGTGCTATTAGACAAGCTTATTGGTGGGATGATGAGGAGGACGTAATTTCAGCTAAAAGGGTAAGAAATGCGCTAAAAGAATTAAAAGGTAAGGATGTAAATGTTCATATTAATTCTGGAGGTGGTGATGTATTTGAATCAATAACTATATGCAATTTATTTAAACAGCATGATGGGGATATAAATATTTACATTGATGGATTAGCAGGAAGCGGAGCGAGCATTGTAGCCATGGCAGGAAAGAAAATATACATGCCTAGTAATACTATGATGATGATTCACAAAGCATGGACATATGCAGCAGGAAATGCTGACGAACTTAGAAAGGTAGCTAATGACTTAGATAAAATTGATTCAGCGGTCAAAGCAAGCTATAAAAGCAGATTTGTCGGAAATGATGAAGAATTGGAAGCTTTGCTAAAAGAAGAAAGTTGGCTTACAGCCGAAGAATGTTTAGCGTTTGGACTTTGTGATGAAATATTAGAACAGAAGAGAGAAGAAGAAGCTCCTGAAAACAGTATTAAACAAACATTGTTTAATAAATATAACAAAAATATATCAGCAAACACTCCAAAGGTGGAGGAGGGAAAGCCCACTCTTTTTAATGCTTTTAAAAAACAAAATTTAGGAGGTAATGATTAATGGAAAATTTAGATTTAAAGAAAAAAAATGAAACAGAGGTAAAGGAAAAAATCAAGAGCGCAATTGAAAAAGGCGACAGCGAGGCTTTTGCAGAAGCGCAGGTAGAGTTGGGGAAAGAAATTGAAACAAGAATTTTAAAAGAGGCTAAAGAAGCAAGAAATGAAGATATAAATGACCAAGCAATAATGGTTAAAAGAGGGTTAAATCCATTAACTAAAGAAGAAAGAGAATACTATAATGAAGTAATAGGTGCCGGTGGATTCTCCGAAGTACAAAAATTAGTACCGCCCACTGTATTTGAAAGAGTTTTTGAAGACTTAAGGCAAAATCATCCCTTATTATCTGAAATTGACTTTGTAAATACTACAGGGGTAACTGAATGGGTAACTAGGAATAATGATGTGGAAGCCGCTTGGTGGGGTCCTTTGTGTGATGCTATCAAAAAGAAACTTGAGATGGCATTTAAGAAAGAAAGGACAGATCTCTATAAATTAAGTGCATATGTGCCAGTATGTAAAGCAATGCTTGATTTAGGACCTGAGTGGTTAGATAGGTTTGTAAGGGAAATATTGTTTGAATCACTGTCGATAGCTTTAGAATTAGCTATCATTGCGGGTACGGGCAAAGAACAGCCAATCGGAATGATGAAAGACTTGGCTGGTGCCGTAGTTGATGGAGTATATCCAGATAAAGCAGCAAAGAAAATAAATGATCTTAAGCCAGCAACATTAGGGACAGAGGTAATGTCTCCATTAACCAAAGGAGGGACAAGAGCAGTGCCAAGTGCACTCATAATAGTAAATCCTTTAGATTATTGGTCTAAAATATTCCCAAATACTACTTTTATGAGTGCAGCAGGAACATATGTATACGGAATATTACCTATACCAGCTAAAATAATTCAATCTATAGCAGTTCCTCAGGGCAAAATGATAGCAGGCATGGCAAAAGATTATTTTATGGGAGTAGGCTCTACGCAAAAAATAGAGTATTCAGATCACTATAAATTCCTTGAGGACGAACGAACATATATAGCAAAACAATATGCAAATGGCCGCCCTATAGATAATAATTCATTTTTACTCTTTGATATAAGCGGAATGACAGTACCAGCAGTTTAGGAGATGATAAATAATGAAAGTGAAGGTAGTAAAAAGATATAGAGATAAATATACTAATCTCCTTCACGAAATAGGCGAAACTTTAGAAATTACTAAAGAGCGGTTTGAAGAAATAAATTCAACCGCTCTTGGTGTTTTTGTTAAGGAGATTAAAACAGAAAAGAAATCTACTAAAAAGTAGGTGATGATTAAATGCTGCTGGAATTAAAGGATTATCTTAAAATAACTTGGAATAGTGAAGACAGCTATTTACAAAGCATAATTGTCAAAGGAGAAGAATATCTAAAGGACTTAGCAGGAATTGAACTAGATTTTGAGGAAGAAGGACAAGCGAAAAGCCTTCTTTTTGATTATTGCAGGTACTATTATAATAATGCTATCGAATACTTCGAGGGGAACTTTCAGCAAGAAATATTAAGGTTACAGTTAAAAGAAGCGGCTAAAGATTTTAAGAAGGAAGTTGTTGCTGATGAAGGATAGAAGGATGGCCATGAAGGACGTTGGGACAGTATATGACGCATACATTACCTTCCAAAAGAAAATAGAGACTATAGGACCCATTATTCCCTTAGAAGAATATGAAGATTATATTTCTATATGGGCGGAAACAAGATTTTTAAGAGGCAAAAATTTTTATGCTGCAAGGGCTGCTAATGTTAAAACAGATGTAGAATGGAAAATAAGGTATAGAGATGATTTAGATGAAAGCATGAGAATTAAATTTAATGATAAATTTTATGCAATAGAAGGAATATTACCATTGGACAATGACAGAATGTATATGATTGTAAAGGCTTATGAAATTAAGCGTGATATGTAGATAAATCCCTGCCACCATTGTATAATATTGGTAAAGGGGAGGGGTTCTATGGATATTAAATGGAAAGATGGAGAAGGTAATATTTTAAATGCTAACAAAGAAAGGATTATATACCTTGATGCAGATACTGATATTAAAACTGTATTAAGAAAAGAGGAAGTTAAAAAAATCACAATAGAAGATGGTTTAATGAATATTTTCAAAGATTTTGAAAATGATTTAGCTTTAACTATAGTAATACCAAAGAAAAATAAACGAGATGCAGTAAGGATTTTCAATGAATATGATAAAACTGGAACTATGCTAAAATTGAAGTCCAGTAATTTTTTATCAGATTTAATACTTGAATCCTCTATGGTGGCAGGTAATCCTTTCTTAGGTTTATCAGTTATTATAGTTACAGTTGCAATATTGCTTTTAATATTAATTAAAATTCTGAATATTGCATTTGGGGACTTTGGAACTGATATAGCTAGGATTTTAATTTTCGGTTTTCTTGCTTATATAGTAATATCCCATATCATGGTAAGAATAAATAGAAAAAGAATAATGGAAGAACATAAATAGTACAGTGGGCACTCAATTCAAGAGTGCTTTTTCTACGAGGTGATTTTATGGGAATCAAAATGAGATATGAAGATAGTGATGCATTACAAGTATTTTTAAATGGGATAGAAAAAGCAACTGAAGAAGTTGAGGACAGATATTTAAAGCGTGCAGGGCAGGCTACGAAAGATATGGTTAAAGGTGTTCTTGGTAAACTTGCTACTAAAAATAATAATATTGATTATAAGCACATGAAAGATGATGTCCACCTTAATATAAAGAAAGATAAATTTGGGTATAAAGTTGCAAGGGTTGCTGGAGGAAAAAAGACGGGCACAAAATGGCATTTGGTAAATGACGGAACATACAGAAGTGAAGCAACACATTTTATGGATTGGACCGTGAAAATGCTTGAAGAAGGAGAACTTGAAAGAATATTTGAAGAAGAAATGAGAAAGGCAGGGTTTTAGATGGATTTAATTAGTTTGGTATATGATATCCTAAAACCTTTAAATGTACCAGTTTTATGGCAATTAAGACCTGAAAGCTTTCCAAGTATAACCTATCACTTTTTTAATGAAGGTGGAGAATTATATGGTGATGGTGAGGAGGAAACAAGCGGAGCAGCTTGTCAAATTGATATATGGAGCAAAGGAGATTATGCGAGCACAGTTGAGCAGGTAAAAAAAATAATGAAACAAAACGGATTTTTATTTATGGATGGAAGGGATGATTTCGAATCTGAAATAAAAGTATATCATAAAATTTTAATTTTTAATTATTATTATGAAAGCGAGGTATAAATATGGCAGGAGAAAGTACAATAAAAAAGACCAATAGGATAAATATAAAAAATGTAGTATATGCAAAGTGCATTAAAGATGATGCAAGTGGAGTCCAATACAGTGAAATTAAACCATTAGCAAAAGCTATGCAAGTGCAGATATCACCTGGATTAGCAAAAGGTGTTTTATATGGTGATGGGGTAAAGCAAGAAGTTATGAGCAAACTTACAGGATTAACACTAACTTTAGATAGTAACAAGATACAAATTGACGTTAGAGCAGACATACAAGGCAATAAATACGAAAATGGAGTTCTTGTAGAAAATGCAGATGATCAGGCTCCTGATATAGCAATAGGATACATGGTAGAACAAACAGAGAAGACAGCGGAATATATTTGGTTGTTAAAAGGAAAGCCGCAGCCTATTGGGAGTAACGTACAGCAGGCGACTGAAAACATAAATTTTAGTACAGATGCATTGACGGTTGAGTTTGTGCCAAGAGAATTCGATAGAGAAATAAGACGTTTTGCTGATAGTGCGGATAGTACGTTCACATCAGAAATGGCTGCACAATGGTTTACTAAGGTGCCAGGGACTACTGTATAAAAAATTAATATAAAATAAAAACACTCTAAAATTTTTAATAGAGTGTTTTTATTTGTGTTTGGAGGGAAATATATGGCAAGAAAAAGAATAGTGGTAAAACCAATAGAGCCATTAGAAATTGAATTTTCAGATGGGACCGTTAAGGAAGCTATATTTACTGTTGAGGCTTTTATGCTTATGCAAGAGGAATTTGGCGATTTATCCACATTAGCAAAAGAAGAATCAAATAAGCCCTACGATTTGGCTTCCAAAATTTTGTATTGTGGCATGAAAATACTTGATAATGATGTGAAATATGAAGAAGTAAAAAGTATTGTAATAGGTGGGGGATTACCACTTATAGAGACTATACTCGAATGTACACTTGAAAGCTTTGAAGGAATAGACAATGATGAAGTAAAAAAAAAGGTACAGACAGAGCTGCTGAAACTATCACAGAAACAGAAATAGATTGGGATAATTTATATTATTTGTATTGTATTGAAATGAACAGACCTGAAGGGGAATTTTTAAAAAGCAGTATAGGCAAAGTAGTTAGATTAATTGATTTACATTATAAGATTAAATATGCCGGGGAGCAGAAGGAACGAGTAAATGAAGTAACAAGTATGAGAGATATAGAGGGATTTGTATAAAGTGAGGTAAGCGTATGGCGGGATTTAAAGGATATAAGAAATCTATATACCTTGATTTTAATTATGACGAAGTAAAAAAAGGGGTACCACAAGTAAATAAGCAGATGGCACTTCTTAATGCTGAATTTAAAAAGCAAATGGAACAGGCTAATCAAACTGGTAATAGTTTGGATAAATTAGGAATAAAGCAGGAAATGCTTGCTAATAAAGCAAAACTGCAGGCAGATAAAATAAGCGAATTAAAAAAAGAATTAGAAAAACTTTCAAATGCTGAAAAGAAAAATGAAAAAGCAATAGCAGAAAAAACTATTGAGCTTAAAAATGCTGAAACACAATTGCTAAAGGTACAAAAAGAATTAGAAGATGTGAATAAAGAAGTTAACCAGCAAAACACAAAATTAGGTAAAGCAGCGAATGCTATTTCTGATTATGCGGAAAAATCCAAACAAGCAGGAGTTGATTTAAACAAATTAGCAGGCACAATGCAAAAAGTTGGAATGGTTTTAACTGGAATTGGTGTTGCGGCTACTAAAATGAGCTCTGATTTTGATAAAGAAATGGCAAAGGCAAGAACTATTGCAGATACTACAGAAATAAGTTTTGAAGATCTAAGGGAAGGTACTTTAAAAATAAGTGGTGATATGAATTTAGCCGCTACAGATATGGCAGAGGGTTTATATAATATAATTTCTTCAAATATTGATACTGCAGATAGTTTAAAGGTTTTAAATAGTGCTGCATTACTTGCCAAAACTGGTTTTACAGACACCACAACAGCGGTTGATATACTCACCACAATAATAAATTCATATAAAATAAGTGTAGATGATGCTACGAAGATAACAGATCAACTAATAATAACACAAAAATTAGGGAAATTGACAGTAGGTGACCTTGGGGATAGCTTTGGAAAAATAGCAGGATTAGCCGCTACAGCAAAAATTCCTATTGAAGAATTGTTGGCAGCCATAGCAACCTTAACAACAAATGGTATTCAAACAAGTGAAGCGGTAACTGGTTTAAAGGGAATTATAAGTGCAGTAATTAAACCAACTGGAGAAGCAGCAGAAGAAGCAAAGAGATTAGGATTACAATTCAACTTAACCGCATTACAAAGTAAGGGGCTTTCAGGTTTTTTAGAAGATGTGCAAAACAAAACAAGAGGAAATAGTGAGAGCATGGCAAAATTATTTGGAAGAGTTGAAGGGTTAAATAGTATGTTTATTTTAACTGGGAGTGGGGCTAAGATGTTTGCAGAGGATATTGATAAAATAAAAAACAGCAGCGGTGCAGCTGAAAAAGCATTAAAAGATTTACAAACACCTGGTGAAAGATTCGATAAAGCATTAAATAAAATAAAAAATTCACTTATAGATACTGGGGGAGCATTAAGCCCGATTTTAAATCTAATTTCAAGTTTTTTAGAATTAGTTGCAAAAATTCCTCCTGGTGTAATTGCTACAATTGCAGTTTTAGGAATGGTGGCTTTGGTTATTGGAACAGTTGCAAAAACGATATTAGCAACGGCTGAAACAATAAAAGGATTGAAGCTTCTAACGGCTGGTATGGATGCAACCGCCTTAAAGTGGGTAGGTATAATAATGGCAGTTGCTGCAGCACTTGCCGTTGTGCTTGGTTTAATTGCTGCATTAACAAATAAAGCGTCTGATGTTGAAAAAGTATTTAATTCTGCTACAGGGACAACTCAAAAATATACGCAAGAGATACAAAATCAAACAAACAAAATGCCTAACTATGCAGTTCATGGTAGTCATAAGAGCGGTTTAGATTATGTTCCGTTTGATGGGTATCGGGCAGAGCTGCACAAAGGTGAGAGGGTGCAACGAGAAGATGAGAACCCATACAATCCTAATGCTAGTAATGCTGATTTAGGCAGTGGTGGAGAAAATACTTTTTATGTAAATTTAGATATGGGGAGCATGAATATAAGAAGCATAGCTGATTTATTAGAGCTCTTTGAAAAATTGCCACAAACAGCGAGAGCGAGGGGATAAAATGAATACAGTAAGAATAGATAAAATAATGGATACTTATGTTTATAGCATAGTCGGTAAAGGCGCAAACGGACGATCTACTCAAATTTATATGATATATTATACTGATTTAAACTATCAAAAGTTTTTTGTTGATTTTAATCCGTTTGAAAAAATACCTTTAGATGCCCAAATAACAAATGTAATTTTAAATTTATATCAGACAACGCGTATATATTTATGGAAGCAAAATCCTTCAAATAGGGATTCGGTGTTATATGATGAATCGCTTAATATTGATTTATATACAGCTTTAAGCCCGTGGGATGAATATACACTCACATTTGATAATGCCCCAAAACTTGAACTACTAAAAAAAGATTTTCTAACACTTTCTAATAGCGATGGCAATTTAAATGTTGACTTAACAGAATATTGGGATAAAAGAAAATATGGATTTGTATTTGTAATAAATAATGGAATAAACAATAAGTTTATCAATGATACAAGATATAATAAGGATCCTAATGTTTATCCGTATTATATTTTTAATGATGCCTGTGTTATATTAAATAGTAATGAAAATGTTTCCCCCAATTATGCTACAGTAACTTATTCTATGAATAGACTACAGCAACCTGTAATAATGGATCCTAAAAGTGGTGATGTAATAAATAAAGCCGATAATTTAACTGTAAAAATTGAATGGGAAAGTGCAGGACAGGCAGGCTTTGAGCTGCAATATAGCCAAGACAATTACACGTGGAATAGTATAAAACAAAATAGTACAAATAAATTTTACAATTTTAACCTAAATAATATTCAACAAGGGAACTTATATATAAAATTAAGAATCAAGGACAATGACGGCATATATAGTGATTTTTCAACTCCACTGTTTATTCAGATAGGAGAAAGACCTGAAACACCTATTGTAACAGTTTCAGGAGCAAGTACATCAACTCCAAAAGTGATGTGGGACACAATAGAAGGTCAATATGGTTATGAGGTAGAGATATACAAGAATATTGAATTAATTGAAGACAGTGGAAATGTTAATGGGGATATAAATAATTATAATGTTAAGACAAGACTTACAAATAATACAATATATAAAGTTAAAGTTAAAATAAGAAATGAATATGGTATTTGGAGTTTATATGGAGAAAAAGATATTACTATCATTTTTAAAATGCCGCCAAAACCTATAGTAACAACATATATAGATACAATTAGAGGGAGTATAAAATTAGATATTAATAATCCTAATCCACAGGAAAATGAAGAACAAGCAGTATATAATGAGGTATATAGAAGAGAAAAAGGAGCTGCTAATTGGTTAAGAATAGCAACTAATATTACAAATAGCTTTGTTGATTATACCCCTATGCATGATACATTTTATGAGTATTTTGTTAGAGCAATAGGGGAAAATGGATATAAAGATTCAGATATTATAAACTCCAAAGTAAAAATTAGAAATTCTCAAATTGCAATAGTTGGGGATTATGACAATTGGGTTAAACTTGCATATAACCCAGAACGTCAAAGAACGCAAGGGTATAAAGGGATTCTTTTGGAGTTTTCAGGGAGAAAGGATCCTGTTCCTGAATTTAAACAAAATTACTCTAAAAATATAAAGTTATCTTTTACAATTAAAGATGAAAAAGAATTAAATAAATTGCAAAATATTATAGATAGCATGAAAACGCTTTTATATAGGGATAATAAAAAGCAGTGTGTTTTTGGGATAGTCCCTGAAGGATTACAAATTAAAGAAACTCAAATAGGGTGGTGGGATGTAGAATTTAATTTTGTTAAAACATTTTATCAGAAGGAGGCTTAATAAATGCAAAAAATAGAGCAAAAAGGGTATTCTAAAGAACAAATTATGGCCGCTCTACATGGAAAATGCACCCCAAGGATAATTGATTTTAAATATGATCTTCTTGATAAATTTGAAAGGAAAAAGAAAACATTACAAACCATTACAGACTGCGAAGTCGATATGAATTCACTTGCAAATATCAAAAGGACTGCAGATATTAAATTAAAAGATGATATAGATATTGATTGGCTGAATGATCGTATTCAGCCTTTTATAATGTTTAAAATTGGTAGCGATTGGGTTGAATGGTCACAAGGGATTTTTCTTTTAAACAGTCCTACAAACAAAGAAAAGAATGGTAATAAATATTGTGAAGTAGAATGCTATGATGGGCTTGTTATACTGGAAGATGATAAGATTGATACAAGATATACTATACAAATAGGGACTAATTATATAACTGTTATTATTAATTTATTAATTGGGGCAAGTATAACAAAATACAATATAGAACAAACAGACAAGGCTTTACCAATATCTAAGGAATGGGAGCCCGGAACTTGTAAATTAGCAATTATAAATGAACTACTACAGGAGATTAATTATACAAGCTTATGGGTAGATGAATATGGTTTTTATACAGCAGCTAAATATAGACTTCCGAATGAAAGAACTATTGAATACAATTATAAAGATGATGAACAATCAATTATTTTTCCCGGAGCTGAAGAAAAAATAGATCTTTTCAATGTACCCAACAAATGGGTTGTTGTACAATCTAATGCAGAAAAAGAACCTTTGGTTTCTACTTATAAAAACGAAAACCCATTTTCTTTAACTTCTTATCAAAATAGAGGACGCTGGATCGTGGATTATAGAGAAATTAATAATATTGCAGATCAAACAAGCCTTGATAGTTATACAAAAAGAATAGCATATGAAGCAAGCCAAGTTTATGGTGATGTTACGTTTGAAACCGCAATAATGCCATTTCATAGTTATATGGACGCCCTTGAATTAATATATAGACCACTTGATATTTGTGGCAATTATATTGAAACAAGTTGGAATATAAAATTTGAAATAGGAGCACATATGAAACACAAGGTTAGGAGGGTAATTCAGATATGATAGATGCAGATAAATTTATAGAAGTTATGAGCAATAAACCAAAAATAAATCTAATTAAATATGGACAAGTGGATTCAAATTATTCAGGAGGTCGACCTAAAATTAAATTTGATGGTGAAGATATTGTAAGCGGCAAAGCTTATCCTTATTTATCTTCATATGTTCCTACTGCGAATGATAGAGTAATTATGCTTGATGGTGTAATAATGGGGAAGGTGATATAAAATGATTTCAAAGCCTATGGATTATACGGATAGGAGTGATATTTTTGAAATTAAAAGAATTTAATATTTCATTAAACATAAAAGAAAAGAATAATATAAAGTATATTGAAGTTGTACAAGATGATTATGGGAGCAATGTATTTAATATAACTTTGCAGGACGAATTAAATTTATATAATCTTACAGACTTAAATGTAGAGATAGCTTTTAGAAAACCAGATGGTACTACTGTACTGCAAGATAAAGATACAGGTGTAAGTATTGTAGATGAAATTAATGGGACGATTAAATGTGTATTGTCGACAAATACAATAGCCTGTCCTGGAATAGTAACCGCAGAGGTTAGAATTATAAAGGATAACAATGTATTAACATCTACAAAATTTAATTTTTATGTACGTTCAAGTCTTGTAAATTATGAAACTGTAAAAAGCACTAATGAATTTCCAACTTTAACTAAAAAAGTCCAAGAAATAAATGATTTAATTGATTATGTAAAAACCCTAGAAGCGGTAAAAGGAGATAAGGGAGATAAGGGAGATAAGGGAGACAAAGGCGACCAAGGTATACAAGGAGTAAAAGGTGATAAGGGTGATCAAGGTATTCAAGGAATCCAAGGAGTAAAAGGTGATAAGGGAGACACTGGCGATAGTGCATATCAAGTTTGGCTCAAGGCAGGTAACACTGGCACTATTAATAATTACTTATTATCTCTCAAAGGTCCTAAAGGTGATAAAGGAGAGCAGGGAATTCAAGGTATACAAGGAGTAAAAGGGGACAAAGGAGACCCCGGGAAAGATGCAATTGTAAATAATACTTTAACAAGTACAAGTACAGTAGAAGCATTGTCGGCAGCTCAAGGGAAAATATTAAAAGATGATGACGATATACACAAAAATAATCTTACTACAGCACATGAAAAACTTATAACTATAGCAAGTGCTACTGGGACAGTAAACTTGGATTTATCGGGAGCAAACAGTTTTAATGTAACACTTACTGGCAGTACAACATTTAATTTTATTAATCCTCCTGCTGCTGGAAATGTATTTGCATTTACATTATATGTTAACCAAGGTGCCACAGCTCAAACAGTAACATGGCCTGTAAGTGTGAAGTGGGGGAATGATACAATTCCGGATATATCTACAGTCAGCAAAACAAATATTCTTGTTTTTGTAACAAAAGATGGCGGTAACAGATGGCATGGATTTTTAATAGGCAATAAGCTTGCAATATAATGGATAATGAGGTGATATTTTGAATACAGCATTTAGATTACTTATGGCAGCCATCAAAAAAAAGGATAGCAAAACTTTAATTGACAGGACTACTCCTGTAACAGTTGTAAATAGTGATTATGATATAAGTGGTAATGGTGGTAGAAAATTAATTAAATTAAATAATGGATTATTGGTTGCAGGTATAATAGATATTCCAAATAGAGGTTATAGATTATACAAAAGTACTGATAATGGAAACACATGGGATTTATTTGTAACAGATACTGGTTATAAAACTAATTTTAATAGCTTATCTTTAGTTGCAATGGGGAATAATATAGGTGTGTTATTTGGCATAGATAATGATACACAAGAATTCATTACTTATAATTCCAATGGAGTTATAGTATCTCCAAAAATTGTTTTAGATTTACAAACAGCTATAGATAATTGTTCCCTTGCAATTAATTCAGCAGGGACAGAACTCCACGCTTGTTGGAGTAGTAAAAACTCAACTTACCCAAACGGTTTTAATATTAGATATTGCAAGGGAACTATAAATGCAGATGGCAGCGTTACTTGGGGAAATGTGGAACAAGTAAGTACAAACGGTGACGACTATTTTAATTATATAGATCCAGCCATTATTATAAATAATGATATGCCTGTAATAATTTGTAAGTGTTTTTTTATTATATATTTTTTTAGCAAAATGAATAGTACTTGGTCTGTAAAAAGTATATATAATGGATATGGAGAACAATTCTCACCATCAGCATGTGTAGATAAAGATGGAATAATTCACATAGTATGGCATGGAGTAGATAATGTCTTAAATGAAAATAGAGTAAGATATATTTATTCAGTTGATGGTGGTGTTACGTGGAGTAAGGAGTTACTTATTTATAATGCTAATGACAGAACTGAGAACCCATCTATTATTACAAATAACAATGGTGATGTTTTTGTAAGTTTTACTGATTATTCTGTTGTAAATAACCCTTTATATATATTTAAAAAATCTTATGGAGATACTGAATTTAAAATTTATTACACATATTCAAGTGGTGAATTATCATCTATCTGTGATTATAGTGATTTTGAAAGTCCTTTAATTATATTTAAAGATAGTAAAAATTCATCTATTAAGTTCTTTGGTAAATGGTATGAATAGGAGGTAAAATATGAACTATGTACAAATAGAAAAAGCAATCTAATGGCAAAGCAAGGGACCATAAGTGAATGGTCTTTTTTCTTTGCCTTTTCAGGATATGTAATAGGCCTAAAGCATTAATTTTAAACGCTCTATGGGCGTTTAAAGTGGGAACATAAATGTACCAACAGAGGCAAAATAGGAGGTGTAAAATGGATAAAAACCTTATAGCTTATGTTGGAGTTGTTGGAACGATATGCAGCATTATATTTGGTTATATTGGCTACAGAAAGGGACTTCAAAAAGAGAGTACTGAAAGTGGCAAAAGCAGCGGTGCCCTGATGAGTGACATAGGATATATTAAAGCTGGCATTGACGATTTGAAAAGAAAGCAGGAATCAGCGGAGACAAGGCACTATGCACTCGCTGAAAGAGTAACAAAAGTTGAGGAAAGTAGTAAACAAGCACATAAAAGGATAGATAGGCTTGAAAATATTGAAAGGGAGTGATAAATGTGCCTAAAGTTGTTTTAGATCCAGGGCATGGAGGGACAGATCCGGGGTCAGTTAATGGAAATATATATGAAAAAAATATAAACTTAGCTGTAGGCTTAAAAGTAGAAGAATTTTTAAAGCCTTATCCTATAACAGTGCTGTACACAAGAACTAATGATGTAACTTTAGATCCAGAGCCGCGTACTTCATTAGTTAATAAATCAAATGCAGATATATGTGTATCTATACACATTAATATGTATTTACTCGGTGTTACAGGAGTAGAAGCTTATGCTTCTGTATTTGCTAAGCCGGGGAATGTTGGCTATAAATTGGCTACACTTGCAACAAATTATATTGCAGAATATACAGGCATTAATAATCGTGGTGTAATACAAAAATGGAATAGTCACAGAAATAATGACTATTTTTTTATGATAAGAAACACCAAAATGACATCAATTATAACAGAAGGAGACTTTATATCAGATACTCCAAAAGTTACATCAAAAGAATTTCAAGAAGATTATGCTAAAGGTATATCCAGAGCTATAGTTGAATATTTTGGTTTGCAGTGGCAAGATCCAAAAGAAAATCAAAAAGTTGAACAATTATTTGAAGTTAATGGAAAAAAGTATAGCTGGAATAGGGAAACAGGCCCTTATGGGTTTGAAGGTTTTATGCTTACACCAACAAACTTTGTTACAACTTTTAATGGCCATATTATGACAAGTCAAAATGAGAATGATTTTTATTTTGGAAATAAAAAGAAAGTGGAGGTAAAGTAAATGAATATTTTAGGAGTTTTAACAATAGCAATAATCTGTGAGGCAGTTTGGGAAACTTGCAAAATGTTTTATCCTAATGGAAAAATATCAATTGATAGAATTGGTTCATTGATAGTCAGTGAACTTTTATGTTTTGGAGCAAATATAGATTTGTTTGGAATTGTTGGACAGCCTCTTTCGATACCATATATAGGCATAATTCTTTCTGGATTATTAATTAGCAGAGGTTCTAATTTTATACATGATTTACTTAGTAGCATAAACAATTTAAAAGAAAATACTAAAGATATAGCTCATGATGCTTAACCTGGAGTTTTTTCTCCAGGTCTTTTTTTATTTTTTGAAACTGTATTGTTTTAATCTTGCATATTTTATACTTACCGCTCAAAAATGTTCTTCATTTTCCTATGCGAAAGGATATTTATATCTAAAATGGGGTAAAAACGCATGGTGAGCCTGTAGGAGCATTTAAAGCATGGTTAGCATAATTCAGATATTTTTAAGGACATTTTTAAAAGTTTTTGCCCTGCTTTTTATTAATCTTTTAAAATTTCTTAGAAAAAATTAAAAATAAAAAAGGTAAATAATAAAATGTGGAGAATATTTACATATACAAAAGTGGAGGGGTGAGTTCATGGGGTAAAAAATAGGCTTTTAGAAATACGATTAAAAATGGGCTATAAATTTCAAAAGGACTTTGCTGAGCTTTTAAATATAAATAATAAAGATTACAATAGAATTGAAAACAATAATAAACAAGTAACATTAGAAACTGCACTTATTATAGCTGAAAAATTGAATATGAAAATAGAGGAAATATGGTACTTAGATAAATAAGTGCCATATTTTTTTAAATAATATATCTGCTAATTAATAGATATATTCTAGTGGACAGGCAATATCATTATAAGCAACGAATATATTAGTAGTAAAGATTAAGAATTAATGGGGTGGATTTAATGAAAGTTGATGTAAGTTTTAAAAAAACTACGAGAGATACGAAATTATATAATGCAGTTATGATTCAGGAGGAAAAATCAGAATTCGTTAAAAAAGCAATAGAGCTTTATATTAAGCACTTAGAAAAAGGAGAAGAAAATAATGGACCTATTTGTGTTAGATAAGTTATTTATAAAATCTATACAAAGCCTTTTTACGGATCCTATTAAACAATTTGTTTTTTTAACAGCTATATTATTTATAGCAGAAACAGTTTCACCCAATAAGAAGGTGAAAAAATGATTGTGGAAACCCTAATCCTAGGTTGTATTGCTTATACTTATAACAATTGGGATAAAATAAACATAAGAAGAAAGTGGAAACAAATAACTTATAGTAAAAATGAATTTACAAATAAATTAGATAAAACATTAAAAATATGGTCCATACAACGCACAGGCTATGGTCACATAATACAAATAGAGCTGCCTTATGGCTATACATTTGAGCAATTGCAGAAGGATTTAGATGTATTTAAAGAAGGTTTGGGGTACAAAGCTATACAACTTAAAACAGAAAATAATATAGTAGATATGTATTGTATAAAAGAATTTAATTTTAAGGAATATGAACCTATAAAGTTACCTCCAAATAAATTACTTATCGCTGGAGGGTTAACCGGTCCAATAATAATAGACATGAATAAGTTTCCACATATGCTTATTGGAGGGGATACAGGGACGGGTAAAAGTAGGATTTTATTATTAATTCTAACTAATCTAATAAAGTATTGCTCTAATGTAGAAATACATTTGCTGCAAGTAAGAAAAAATGATTTAGGAGTATTTACAAATTGTATACAGGTAAAAACAAATAGCAAAACATTAGATGAAGTTTTGGAGAGCCTGGAATATATAGATATGGAATGCAAAAAAAGAGAAAATCTAATAGATAATACTAAAGGATATTATAGTGTAGAAGATTATAATAAAAAAGCTCAATGTAAGCTTAAATATATTTATGTTGTTATAGAGGAATTTTCGTTTCTTAATATTTCACGTGGAGATACTAAAGCGGAAAAGAAGTTAAAAGCAGAGTGCTTAAAACACATCAAAACCATAGTAAATGTAGGCAGATCATCAGGAGTATTTCTCATTACTGCACTTCAAAAACCTACTTCTGATAGTATACCTTCAGACATCAAAGCCCAGTTGTGCACCAGGATAAGTTTAAAAATAGCAGATGAACCAGCAGCACAAGTTATTTTGGGTAATGGCAATGCTACTAAATTACAAGAAAGAGAATTAATTTGTAGAACATTAGGAGAGCAACAAGGGTACAGTTATACCATGAACCATAATTTAGTTATGACCAACATTAAAGATAAAATAGTAGAAAAATCAAAAGATATTGCTCCAGTTGTGCCTGTGAAGCAAGATATTATGGATATATTAAATGCACTTAACGGATAGAGATACTGAAATAATAAACTGGATAACCGATAATAAGGGTGCAACTATAGAACAAATAAATAAATTATTCTTTACAAATTATACAACTTGCAGTATTAGGCTTAAGAAACTTTCAGACAATAAATTTCTTAAAGCAGCAGTTCATCCAGTGCTGGGTAAAAAAGTTTATTACACTAAGAAAATGCCATCATACCATTCATTAATCCTAAATGACTTTATAATAAAATATAAAGATAATATTAAGTTTATTCAGAGAGAATATAAAATTAAAAAATTTATTGTAGACTGCATAATAATATTAAAAACGGACAAAATAATAATAGTAGAAATAGATATATATAATAGAACAAGCAAGGAAAAAATAAATGGTGTAATGGCAGCATTGAAGAGGACGGGAGTGGAATTCGAATTTTGTGTAGTATGTAAAGGTAAAAGAAAAGAAGAAATAAACGGAGTTCACTATATAATACTATAAGTATCACAAGAATTTTGCCTTAGATAAATACAGTAAACTCAATGCTTTAAGAGTGGTTCAGGTACTAAATGCATTTAGTACCTTTTTTAGTATCTAATTTAGTATGCTTCCTGCCACTTTTAAAGCTATGTTAAAGTTTTTTTAAAAAGCCAGTAGAATAAGAGCAAAATAAAATAGCCCTCCATGGGAAATCCTTGAGGGCTAATCACTATATTTTTTTAATATCAACAATAATGGCATCTTCAAGCTCTATTAATGCGCCATTTACTTTTATAGTTCTTTTATCTATTTTTTCAAATTTATCTGCCTGAATTTCCATGCTTAATTGATATTCTCCATGATTTATTTCATAAAAAATTATAAATTTCATTGCAATCCCTCCTTATGTTATTTTATCATAAATCTTGTAAGAGTATACATTTTTTTAAAAGAAACTAAAATCTAAATTGGGTGTAAAAATGGGTGTAAAAAATTGATTTAGCATGATAACTATTGATTAAAAATGTAGACAAGCATGGTTTAAAACCGCTGAAAATACTATCTTTTGACTATGCTTGTCCATTGCTGATAAGGTTTAAAAGCGAACTAATACCACGTTAGGTGGGTTCGATTCCCACATGCTCCCGCCAATATGAAATGTTTGCCGTAAAGCCATTAAAAT